AAAACAGAAATTGGCTCATTTGCTGATTGTGCAGCAGCATCAAGCGCAGATACATTTTCTGCTAATTTCCCGAAGTAGAAAATAGCGCTTTCGTATCCAGCGGCTTGCACTTCTAAAATGCGATTCTGCCTTTCTAGGCGGAATGACATTTCATCTAATGCGCCGCCAGCTAAAACTGTCATTTCACGACTGAACTTTAATGCTGATGCATATTCATTCGCATCAATACGACCTAGCTTTAACTCGGAATCTAGCTTTCTAACTGTTTCAAAATATACCGATGTTGCATCCTTCAAAGATGCAAGCTCTTTCTCAGCATTTAATACGCCGCCAATGCCTCGTTGTAGTCCTTCTGAGCTTGCGTAAGTGCTTTTAAATTAGCCTCGCTGGAACCTTTTGCTAATTCAGGATTTTCAGACCGAAGCTTATTACGATCTTTCAGCTTTGAAATTTCTTGGTCAAGTCTGGCAATAACTTCTTGCGACGATTCAATAGTGGATTGAGTTGTTTTCTCGTTTGCCTCTTCTGCTTTATTTCCGAAAACACTCCAAGCTGTAGCCGCAACACCCAAAGCCGTTACGATCAATCCAATCGGACCACCTAAGAACGCTAATGCGCCGCGAAGAATACCTGCGCCTGTACTAGCTGCACCGACCGCCACAGTTTGCGCTGCTAATGCCTCAGTATGCGCCAAGCTAGCCGCTGTTGCCCTTGCTTGCGCAGGAATCAATCCGTTCATCGTGACCGCTAATGCAGCCTCGCCAGACGCTGCCAAAACAGCTTGGCGTAATTCAATCACCCGCGCATCAGCAAGCGCAAGCGTGGAAGCCGTTGCAGCTACGTTTGATTGTGTCGTTGCCAGATTTGCCGCCGCCAATGCTCTATTTGCAGCCACCGATTCATAAGCTGATACAGCCACGCCAGATAGGAAATTTGCAAACTTGGTAGCCGTTATTGTGACGATTGCGCCAGCCAGCAAGGTGAGATTATCCGCAAGCAAACCAATCCCGCCAGTGATAACCGACACCACGCCAGAAGCCTGAGATTGTGTGCCGATGAACTCCATCACGTTATTTTTCAGCACTTGGAAAGCGCCAGAAATAGTTTGTACTTGCTTAGCTTCTTCTCGCAATTCTTCCAACGCCTTAGGAAGAACTCTAGACATGATTTCGCTAGTGATTAGACCATTCGATGCCATGTCTTTAAGAGCGCCAACAGGTACGCCCATTCCATCAGCTAGGGCTTTCATTAAGCGCGGAGCGGCTTCATTCACAGCATTAAATTCTTCACCACGCAATGTTCCAGATGCGAACGCTTGAGCTAATTGTAATTGTGCGCTTGCGGCCTCGCCAGCGGTTGCACCCGACACCTTCAAACTTAAGTTAATTGTTTCTGTTATTTTTGCAACTTGAGATTGCGCTATGCCAAGCTCTCTAGTTCCTGTTGTGATCTTGGCATAAAGCGTGCCAGTACCAGCAAGGCTTGATTGCGCATCTTTTGAGATTTGACGAACTGCGTTAAGACTTGCAGCGTATTCAGCCGTTGATCCTGTAGCTAATTTTAATTGCGCCGTGAATTTTGTGTATTGATCGATCTGGTCGATGATCTTTGATATACCCATTGCAGCCGCTGCCGCTTGCAGTGCTGTCGTGTAGTAATTTGTGGCTTGCGTTACTGCCTTAGTTGACTTCTCAGCACCGCCCAACGAATCAGCCATTTTATTAGCTGATTGCGTGGTTTTATCCTGAGCGCGAGTACCTTTTTCAAGGCCGCTAGTGTCGTATTCAATACCGATCGTTGTAATGTCCACTGCGGCCATGTTCTACTCTTTCTTTTCAAATGATACAGCGTCAAGCCTTCTGATTAAATCGAGCTGCCAGACTTCGGGCTTGATTCTGCGATTGATGAAAAACCAGCCTGCTTCCGACTCAGATATGCGCTGTCTTTCCATGCCATTCTGACGTGTCGAATCTAAACTGATAAACCAATCCCAAACATCACCGACTAAGACCGGAAACTTTACCTGGTTTGGCAATTCAGGCGGGATTTTCCCCGTCATCCTAGCAACTGTTTGCAGGGTTTCCCGCCTTGTAATGCCATCCTCGCCAACTACGCTAAGCCAAAACTCATGCCTCGCGAACTCGATTAAATCGCTTGCCGCTACTTCGTAAAATTTCCGATGTTCTCGGAGAACTTAACAATCTGACCTATCCAGTGCGGGTTCTTTGCCAAAACCTGCTTGAGCAATTGTTTTGAGAAATCTTGTTTAGCATCCCATCCAACCACACGAATCGCCGCCCCTTCAATCTCGTTTTGCTCTTTTGAATCAATAAGCTTTCCAGTGAATTCATCAGTCTTGCCCTGCTTTTCTGCAACTGATGACTTTGTCATGTACGCTTTTGTTTTCTCTTTGAAATGCGCTTTTACAACGTCAGCATGAGCACCCAAAACTTGAAATGTAATTCCTGTTTCTGTCATGTCGTCTTCTTTAAGCATCATCAAATCATGCGCAGTTTCGCATGGTGTAACAACGTCAAAGCCGAGAATATCAACACCTAAGTTTTCTTTAGTCATAATGTACTTTCGTAGGATAAAAAATTGCCTGTATTCGATGTGCGCTCTCCTACGAAAGAGAGACACACACCGAACCAGTGCGGGTTATCTCGCGTTAAGCTGCGAGGGAGTCTTGAACCATGATTGTACTTGCATAATCAGCTAATGCAGCGCCGCCAGCAGCGTTACGATAAGCAGTGAAATTGTAAGTACGTTTCAAACCTGTTTGACCATCATCCGGTGTACTAGATGACAGCTTGACGCATGAAAGAGTGAACGTAATGAAATCAGCGTTCTTGTCTGTCGATGCAGTCAATGCAGAAACGATATTTGTCTTAGTCTCATTCAAGAATAAGCCTGGGATCGTGCCGCTTTCAAAGTAGCCAGTAAATGAGCCTGTAACTTTTACGATGCCTTGGAAAATATCAGCACGTTCGTTTGATCCGACAGTACCATCAGCGGGAGCCAATGAGCCATCAACACTAAACGACAAGTCCGTTACCGTTGCCACCGCCACGCCATTAACAATTAATGCACCAGAAGCCGCCACAACGACCTCTGATGTGCTTTCAGCCGTTGGAGCTGTAAAGTACACTGACGTTGCGTTTGTTTGAGCCAAGCCGTTACCAGCAAATTTAACTGTCGCGTTACCGCTGCCAGGCAATGCAAAATCAGCTTTACCGTATTTCACATCACGATTGCGCTCAGAGTAACCAGTGCCAGTGTTGTACCAATCTTCCACTGTGTAGTAGATGTTTGTATGACCAGAATCAGGAACGTAAGACACTTTGCCAGGAACGGTTAAAGCTGCACCAGTAATCGGCCCCTCTGCTGTCAATGCAAACCCATTTAAGGTTTTCACTGTCAATGCCAAAGCAGTTACGCCCAACACTAAAACATTGTTGTTCAGATTTCCTGTTGCAAACGTGCCAGCCGTTAGGCGAACGATCATACCAATCTTAATACCATCAGTTAAAAAGCTACCTGACCCGCGAGTGATCGTGTAGTTATCTCCTGACGTTGCAATTGTGATCGACATGCCAGTAATAGCAGATACAGCCGTAAAATCTTTGCGTAAAATCGCGCTGATGATGTCCGAGTAAGTGCCTGGCGACAATAGTCCGTCTAGCGCCACGTTACCCAACACCACACCATGACGAACAGACTTAACTTGCTGCGTCGATGTGATTTCGCTTGATGTGTCGTATGCCTCTTTGGTTAGTTCATTGATTGAACTCTCACGGCGCATAATCTGCCCGTCAGATGTACCAGCGAGTGAGCCCTTTGCCGATTGTCGTTTGATTCGCGTTTCTTTGAATACGCCTTGTTCGATTGTCATTTTATGACCCCTTATAAATTACCGCACAAGGCGGATGAAAAATATTTAACCGTAAAGATTCGCGTAGAAAGGAACCGATACGGGAACCACCCATCTATCACCGTCCACAAACCCTGTTGCTATGGTTGCAGAGTCAGAGATAAACACTTTCGTAGAGCCTTCTGTTAGGGTTTGCACTGGCTTAAACCAAGCCTTAATACTTTCTGCCATCGCGTCAGGTAAAGTCGTTCCTGTGGCTATTGGTGCAGGGTAAAAAAGCGTGATCTGTGCAATCCCAGATATTCTTTGCATTTTGCGCCCCATCGTTAAATCTTCGGGCGCTGCTTTCAAAATATTAATGCGTTGGTATGGCGTACCAGTAACGGGCGTAAAGCTCATTCCTTCACGTGCCGTAGCGATGACACCGTGCATCAAAGCCAGCTTCTTTTCAATCGCTTTTTTAACGTCAACGTAGCTCATAAACTAGCCGCCTGCCTTTTGATGTTTGCTTTAAATTCCATGACGCTAATTCGCACCATCCCAGCCGTTGCTTGCTTTGACCATGCATCATATTCCAAGCGTTTAGCATAGGGTAATGAATTAGTTACATAGATCGTTTCGCCTCGCTTCCAATCATTCAACCCAACTACAATACGACCGATTGCGCTTGATCCTGTTTTATCCTCTGGCGCATTGGTAGAGAAATTTACCTGCCCTGCACCATACTGCCAATTGCCGCGAAACCGACCTGTATCAACTGGCGACTTCTGCACAATCGCAGATCCAAGACTTAGAGCCGATGCACGTATAAGCTGATCTTCTCGACCCGCTGCCCGCTTCATCATCGCTGCAAAATCCTGTTTGAAGCCCATTATTTTCTAACCTGCAATTTCCAAATTACTGTTTCACCACTTGGGGCGATTTGGTCGACATCAATAACAGTAAATGTTCCATTCGCCGCCGTCACAACTGAATTGACCGTAGGCGCTGTCGCTGATTCCACAATCACCTTGCAATCGCCTTGCTGAATCTTTGTTCCGTCAATCTCGCCCGTTTTGTACTTTGTGATGACTGCTTTCAAGCCTGTTTGCGTTACGATTGTATCTGGCGAAGCAACACCAGTATTCACGTCATACGTTCCTTGCGTAGTCGTCACAATCGTGATCGACTGACCAAACTCAGCAAGTAACGCTTTGGCTTCCGCTGCGATTTCAGAGTAAAACGTCATGCGCGAATCACCTTGTGATTATACCCGCTAGAACCATCCTTTAGATACCGCATCAGCATCGCGTCAATGGCTGTGTAGCTAGTCAATTGGCTTGAGTATTCGGAGTATTCAACCTCGACAGCACCATCAACTTTAACCATAGTCTTTGCGCGACCAACATCAGGCAACAATTCAACAGTATTCGACTTCAACGCCAATTCAGCACACGCACGAACTACACCAGCAGGGATCGCATCACTCGCATAGTAAAGCATGCCATTGCCATAATCTTTATTCGGCATATTCAAACGAGGCAATGACAATGTTTGCGCAGATTCGACACGATCACCAGACCATAGACCGTAATACTTTTGCTCGATGTAGTCTGTCGCTTTGCGCAGGCATTCTTCTTTAACTTGGGTACTCAAATCAGCCCATGAAGCCTGACCACGCGCCGCATGATAAGTGTCAGCATCAGTCACGCTGCAATACGATTCTGCTACGTTCAACGGTGTAGTAACTAAGCTCAAGGTCTTTCCTCCCAACGTACATTAATTGCACCACGTGCAGCCGAGCCAGCAATTACCTTAATGTAATACTTTGCTTTCGGTATCCCATAAGGGCGCATATCACTAGCTGCTTCGTGCTGATGTCCTGATCCAACACCAGTATCTAACTCTGTTGATTCTGTCAACGTGCCGCCTGTATAAGTGCCGCCTATTTTTACTACGACTTGACTGTTATACGTCAAATCCGCTGTAGTCATTCGATTAGTTCGACGCTGCACTAATGTTGTATCAAAAGTGCCGCCTACAGTGCCGCCATCTGTCAATATTTCGAACCGTGCGTCACCGTCCCATAACTGGCAATTAATGTGCTGAACGATAGCTTCAACTAGCGAAAAATCAAACTCATAAACAATTGATGCGCCAGCACCCAAAGTAAATTCGTGAAAGACACGGAACTCTCTACCTTCAAAAAAACTGGTTTGAGCAACATCAACACGCAAGCGAGCATACCTAGTGTGATCGTTTGGATCAGACGTAAATAACCACTTAGGTAGCCCGTATCTTTGTGTCATTTTACTCTTTCGTTTCCGCTTTTTTCTTGCTTACTTTTTCTTCGTAGAGCTTATGCTTTTCTTTGTCGAAATCATCTTTATTGATAACGACGTAATCGCCTTGATCATCGCCCCACGGCATAACTTTTACTGTCTCTAATTCCATCTTACACCTCTGAAAAAAGCCCCGCCATTACAGCGAGGCTTAATTTAATTATCCGAGCAATTGAGCGACAAAATCAGGCTTCCATACTTTATAACCGTATAGAGTGCCGACTTCGATCATTGTTTTTTGGTAGCCAACATATACAGCGATATCGTACACCAAACCAGAATACGGATCTTGGATTGTCATACGATCACGTGCAGCGTCACCACCATTAGGCAAAGCGATAGGACGAACAACCAGCTCTGTTGATTGCTTGTGGAATGCCAAATTAGCTGTTGCGCTGTTGCCGACTGTAACGTTAGTTGCGGACGCTGGTACAGCTTGACGCAATCCCGGTGCAGCAATAACAACCGTGCCCGGTGCTGCAATGCCAGTAGTCACAACGTATTTGTTAGAGTCACCAGCGATTGTAATCACGTCACCAGCCAAGATTGTGCCGGTACCAGTAATTAACGGGATCGAAGTTGTGCCAACCGCGAAACCTGCTGTGCTTGTCGTGTAGCTTGCGCCTGTACCTTTAGTGA